GATTATTTGAAATTAAATTAGTAGAAAAGGAAGATCCTTTCTACATGCTACGTAAAACATATACTTATAAACTTAAATGTGAGCTCTTCCGTTATGAGGATGAAGTTATTGATACTAATCTTGAAACTATAGATGATAATGTTCAAGATTTTGGATATATTCAAACTCTACAATTAGTTGGTATTGGAACAACTGCAACAGCAATTACTTCTCTAACAGATGGTGGTGTTCAATATATCACAATATGGAATGATGGTTATAACTTAACTGATACTACAGTTGCAATATCATCTGCTCCTTCTGGGGGTCGTGTTGCCGTTGCAACAGCGTTTGTTAACCCTGCTGGTGGATTAGATAAGATTTATATTAACGACCCAGGTAGTGGATATACAGCAGCACCAGATATTGTCTTTAATAATACTACTGGTGGTGGAACTATCGCAACTACTGGAATTGGAACTACAGGAACAATAGGAATTGTAACTGTAACTGATGGTGGTTCAGGATACACAACTACTCCAACTGTTTCATTTACTGGAGCAACAGGAATAGGAGTTACTGCAGAAGGTGTTGCTGTTGTAAGTGCTGCTGGATCTATTACTGCTGTTAGAATTACTAATGCTGGTGTTGGATACACTCAAATACCAACTATTACTATTGGTGCTCCATCAGTTATTGGAACAGGTAATTACATCTTTAATGAAATAATTGTAGGAACTTCTTCATCTACTACAGCAAGAGTTAAAGAATGGAATGTTGTTGATAAGACTCTTGAAATTGGTATTATTAACGGAACCTTTAGTGATGGAGAAACGATTAGAGGAACTACTTCAGGTGCAACTTACACACTTTATGTACCTGATACAACAAATCAGAAGTTTGATACTGTTGAACCATTTAATGAGAATAAGATTTTACAAACAGAAGGAGATTCTATTTTAGACTTTACACAGAGAAATCCCTTTGGGGATCCTTAGATTTCTAAGTGTGTTAAATAGTATTATATAAAAAGAGGAACTCTATAAAATGTTTGGACATTTTTATCACGAGATACTGAGAAAAATAATAGTATCCTTTGGAACAATGTTTAATGGAATTACCATTAAACACGTTACTGATAATGGTGCATCTTTCAGTGAGATGAATGTGCCTTTGGCATATGGACCAACTCAAAAATTTCTTGCAAGAATTACTCAAGATCCTACTTTAACGAAAGGGGTTCAGATAAGTCTTCCTAGAATGTCTTTTGAGTTTAATGGATTAACCTATGATCCTACGAGAAAGGTAACAACTACTCAAACTTTTTTGACTTCTAGTCCAAATTCAAAGACTAAAACCAAGAAAGTTTATATGCCAGTTCCTTATAATATGAATTTTGAACTTAGCATTTATACTAAGTTAAATGATGATATGCTTCAAATTGTAGAACAGATAATACCATATTTTCAACCATCTTATAATTTAACAGTTAATCTTTTATCTGAAGTAAATGAGAAAAGAGATATTCCTATAGTTTTAGAAAATATAGAGATGCAAGATGATTATGAAGGAGATTTTACTACTAGAAGAGCATTAATATATACATTACGATTTGCTGCAAAGACCTACTTATTTGGTCCTGTACCAGATTCCTCTGCTGTTATTAAGAAAGCAGTTGTCGATTACACTATGCGTCCTGATATGTCCCGTGAAGTTAGATATACGGTTGTTCCAAGAGCAGTTAAAGACTATACAGACGATGTTAAGACTAATCTTGCTGCCAACATAGGACTTGCTGATACAATATTATCAGTTGATAATGCTTCAGTTATTTCTGTTGGTAATTATATTGATATTAATGAAGAGGAAGTTTATGTTACTAAGGTGAATACCACAGATAATAAACTTACTGTTGAAAGAGGAAAAGATGGTACTACTATTAAGGAACATGTTAAGGGTTCACCTCTGAAACTTATTAGTGCTGCTGACAATGCTTTAATTGAAGTAGGTGATGATTTTGGATTTAGTGGAACGACTCAAACTTTTGGAGACGGATATGTATTTAGTCCTTCTTTAGGAACTGATGTAACTTAAATGAATTATCATGAAAAACGACAAATTTTCCAATTTGAATAATGTATTTGATACATCTGAAGAAGAATTTGAAGAAGATTCTTCTGAATTAATTTCTATTGAACCTGAAGTTCAAGATGTTAAAGGAAAACCAGTTATTGATGATATTACTAAAGATTATGAATATACTAGAGGAAATCTTTATAGTATAATTGAAAAAGGACAAGAAGCAATTAATGGAATACTTGAGCTTGCTCAAGAAAGTGAAATGCCTAGAGCATATGAAGTTGCTGGACAATTAATAAAAAGTGTTTCTGATGCTACCGATAAATTAATGGATCTGCAAAAGAAACTTAAAGATGTTAATGAAGAAGATACAAAATCACCTACTACAGTGAATAATGCACTATTTGTAGGTTCCACAGCAGAATTATCTAAATTATTGAAAAGTAGTTCCAAAGGAGATTCATAATGACAGAGAATCTAGGAAATCTGGGTGATTTTTTTGATGCCATAGGACAAGAAAAAAAGAAAAAAGAAGAAGAATTTAGATCTGTTGTAGGAGACATTGATCTAGGTGAAATTTTTAGTGGATTAAAGGAAGAAAAGAAAAAAATAGAAAAGAAGAAAAAGAAAGAAGAGAAACAAATTGAAGCATTAGAACAATTTTTATTCAGTGAAGAGGAAGAGAAAAAAGAAGAATCTCCTGTTGAAAATATTGAAGAAGTAATTAATGAAAAAATAGAAGAAGTAGAAAAATTAGAAGAGATTGAAGAAGTTTTAGATGAAGTAATTGAAAAAGAAGATGAAGAAACAATTGATCATGCTATAAAAGTATTAGATAAAATTACTGAGAAGACTGAAGTAAATGAAGAATCTGAAAATCTTAGTGAATTGGAGAAAATTAAGAGAGAATTAGGATATCTTAGAAATATTGTTAATACTCAAGGGGGTGGTGGTGAAGTAAATCTTAAATATCTTGATGATATTGTTGGTATTGCTACAAATGCTTCTGCTTATGACGGTAAGTTTTTAAAATATAATGATAGTATAGGAAAATTTGAATTCACAACCACTGCTGGTGGTGGGTATACATTACCTACAGCATCTGGTAGTACTCTTGGTGGAGTTAAAATAGGTGATGGATTAACAATAAATGGTTCTGGAGTTCTTAGTACGAGTGGCGGTGGATCAACAGGTGTAGGTGGAACTTGGGAAGTAGATAGTGTTGGTATTAATACTACAAAAAATGTAGGAATAGGAGCGACTGCAAAAGAAGGTTATGCATTATATGTTGATGGTAATGCAAATTATTCTGGTATTATAACTGCGACAACTTTTAGTGGTTCTGGGGCAAGTTTAAATTCTATTCCTTATAGTTCTTTAACAGGTATTACGACTGATATAGTTGGAGATACTACACCACAACTAGGTGGTAATTTAGATGGTAATAGTAAGAGTATTTTTAGTGTAGGTGTTCTTACTGCTACTAAATTTGTTGGTGATGGTTCTGGTTTAACTGGTATTGTTGCTTCTGGATCAGGAGTTGTTATTAAAGACGATGATTCTGCTATAGGTACTGCAGGAACTATTAATTTTGGAACCAATCTATCAGTATCTGCTTTATCTGCTGGTATTGTAACTGTTACTGCATCTGCTGGTACTATTGCAGGTATTAGTACAACAGGAACATCATTCTTCAATCAAATTAATTCAACTGGAGTTATTACTGCTACATCTTTTGATGGTTCTTTAGCAACTACTGATTTAACAGGAACCATTACAAATTCTCAATTAGCAGGTTCCATTGCGAATGCAAAGTTATCAAACTCTACAGTTTCTTATGGTGGAGTAGAACTTGCATTAGGTGCTTCCGATGCAACTCCAGCATTTGATTTAAGTGATGCTACTAATTACCCTACAAGTAGTTTATCAGGTACTATAACTAATGCTCAATTAGCAGGTTCTATTGCAGCAAGTAAGTTAGCTGGTTCTATTGGAAATAGTAAGTTATCTAATTCTACCGTTTCCTATGGTGGAATTAGTCTATCATTAGGTGGTTCTGATGCCACACCAGCATTTGACCTATCAGATGCTACTAACTATCCAACATCATCTTTAAGTGGAACAATTACAAATGCCCAATTAGCAGGTTCTATTGCAGCAAGTAAGTTAGCTGGTTCTATTGGAAATGATAAGTTATCTAATTCTAGTGTTTCTTATGGTGGAATTAGTCTATCATTAGGTGGTTCCGATGCTACTCCAGCATTTGATTTAAGTGATGCAACTAATTATCCTACAAGTAGTTTAAGTGGAACAATAACGAATGCACAGTTAGCAGGTTCCATTGCAAATTCTAAGT